GCGGTAGTATATCTATTGAAGAGTTAACAAAAGAATTTAGTAGATTTAAACAACTAACAAATTTACAACTTCAATCTATTGGCGGCGGAGGTTCAACTAAAATATCAGAAATGGATGACGTTGATATTTCAGGACAAGCTGATGGCTTCGCTTTAAAATATAATGCGTCTACAAACAAATATGATTTTGGGGAAGTAGCCTCAGATTTATCTGCTGTAGATCAAAATATATTACCAGACGCTAGTGGTACAAGAGATATAGGATCAACAGAAAAAATATGGAACAATGGATATTTTAATAATGTTTATGTTTCAGGTTCAACTTTAGAAGTTTCAAATGACGCTGTTTTAAAAGGCGATATTCAATTAGGGGTAAACTTAGGTGATTCTACTGAGGATACTATTAATGTTCAAGGTAGATTTATTTCTAGTTTAGAACCTTTAACAACAGAAACATATAATTTAGGATCACAAAATAAAAGATGGAAAGAATTATTTTTATCAGGTAACACGATTGATTTAGGCGGTGCTACAATAAGTGGTGATGGCACAGGTTCTATTGCTATATCATCAACAGGTGTTACATTACCTGCTGGTTCTAAAGTAGGTACCCAAAACATTGCTGAATCAGACGCAGATACAGGTATCGCAACTAGAAGTGTACCTTTATTTACTGCTGCTGGTGGTTTAAGTACAGCGGCAAAAACATTTACATTTGCTGCTCAATCAGGTCGTGGTGCTCAAGTGTTTTCAGCATTTAAAAAAGCAGATGGTACAACAGCAGGCAAATTTGAGTTATTTACATTCTAATGAATAAATTATATAAATATTGTAATTAATAGGAGAGTTATGAGTATAAAAACACCAATAAGAACTGTATTTGATGAAAGTAATAATGCTACAGGTTTGGCAGAATTTCAATCAGGTGAATTTATTGGATTGACACATGGTGGTATTGGTGCTTCGTTATCAATAGGTAGTGCTGGGCAAGTTTTAAAAGTTAATTCAGGTGCTAGTGCTTTAGAGTTTGGTAATGTTGAGGCAGTCTTTAATATTGATGGTATGACAGACGGTTCTGGCATAACTATCGTAGACGCAGACGACTTTGCCATTTCAGACGCAGGTGTTGAAAAGAGAGTTAATGCTTCACAAATAGCAACGTATGTACAGAGTGGTATATCAGGTGATATTACTATTTCAGGTGGTACAGCTGCTATTGGTTCAGGTGTAATTGTAAACGCAGACGTAAATGCTAGTGCTGCTATCGCATTTAGTAAGATGGCAAATTTAACTGTTTCACGTGCTTTAGTATCTGATGGTAGTGGAGATGTATCTGTTAGTGCTGTAACGGCAACAGAAATAGGATATTTAGATGGTGTTTCATCTGCTATTCAAACACAATTAGATTCAAAACAAGCAACGTTAACCGGAGGTGCGACAACAATCGCTTCTTCAAATTTAACTGTTTCCAGAGCTTTACAATCTAATGGCTCAGGTAAAGTGGAAGTTAGTGATGTTACAACAACTGAACTTGGTTACTTAGATGGTGTATCATCTGCTATTCAAACACAGTTAGATACAAAAACTACGCCAGCATTTGCTATATCATCTGCCATCGCTCTCGGTTAATAGATAAATAGTATAAAGAGGAATAATAATGGCAAAACCATCAAGCAGAGCGAATCTAAAAGAATATGCTTTAAGAGCATTAGGTAAACCTGTCATAGAAATAAATGTAGATGACGACCAGTTAGAAGATAGACTGGATGAAGCATTACAATACTATGCTCAATTTCACTATGATGGTATTAGAAGAACATATTTAAAATATAAATTAACAGCAGCCGATAAAACTCGGTTATCTACTGTTAATGCTTCTACTGAAACAGCAACAGATACATCAGGTGACACAACAACTTGGTATGAAGATAATAATTATCTTACAGTGCCACAATCAGTAATTTCAGTTATTAATATTTTTCCCTTTTCAAATAAAGGTAATCTAAACATATTTGATGTTAGGTATCAACTTAGATTAAATGATCTCTATGATTTTTCTTCAACGTCAGTAGTAAATTATGATATAGTAATGAGACAATTAGATTTTTTAGATCACATTCTAGTAGGAGAAAAACCTTTAAGATTTAATCAACACGATAACAGATTATATATTGATATGGATTGGTCAAACGATTTACAAACAGATGAATATATTGTTATAGAGTGTTATAGAAAATTAGATCCATCTGTTTACACAGACGTTTTTGATGACATATATTTAAAAAGATATGTTACTGCTTTATTTAAAAAACAATGGGGAGCTAATTTGTCAAAATTTAATGGAGTAACTATGATAGGGGGTGTAAGTTTAAATGGTCAACAAATTTACAGTGAAGCGTTAACTGATATAGAAAAATTAGAAACAGAAATAAGATCAACATACGAGTTAAACCCTGCTATAATGATAGGATAATGCCATGCCAGTTAACCATTACTTTCAAGGCGGAAACGGCATAGGTTCAAACGCTGAAAAAAAACTTTATGAAAACCTTATTATAGAGGGTCTTAAAATATACGGACATGACGTATATTATTTACCAAGAACATTAGTTAATAAAGATTTAATTTTAGGCGAAGATGTTGCGTCTAAATTTAACTCTGCTTATTTAGCAGAAATGTATATGGAAGCTCAGGCAGGTTTTGCTGGTGAACAAGAAATAATTAATAAATTTGGTTTAGAAATTAGAGAAGACACAACTTTTTGTGTGTCAAAAAGAAGATGGAATGATTTAGTTGACGATCCTGCCACACTAATTAAATCAGGTAGACCTAATGAAGGCGATATAATTTATATGCCTTTAATGAATAGTTATTTTGAGATACAATTTGTTGAAGATCAGGAGCCATTCTTTCAATTAGGTAATCTGCCTATTTACAAACTAAGAGTAACACGTTGGGAATACAGTTCAGAAAGAATAGATACAGGTGTTTCTGGCATTGACGCTGCTGAAGATAAGTATTCTTTAGATCAACTTGCTCATCAAATGAGTTTAGAAAATGAAGATGGCGCAATACTATTAGAAAATGATAGTGCTTCAGCCAATAATAATTACCTAATATTAGAAACATATAACTTACAAACTCAATCAACTTATGCTAGTAATAACGATTTAGACACTCAAGCTGGTTTTGACACATTATCAACGGCAGATGATATATTAGATTTTACTGAACGTAATCCGTTCGGAGAGGTAGATTTTTAGATGTTTGGACAATATTTTTATAACGAAAGTATGAGAAGAATGACTGTAGGATTTGGTCAAATCTTTAACAATATACAAATTAAAAGAAAAGATAGTAACGGTAGTGTTGTTCAATCGATTAGAGTTCCATTAGCTTATGGTCCTAAAGAAAAGTTTTTAGTTAGACTAGATCAACAAGCTAGTTTAGATAATAGAGAGTTTTCTATAACTTTACCTCGTATGGGGTTTGACATTGCTGGTATTAGTTATGACGCAAGTAGAAAGTTAACTAGAACATAAAAATTTAAAAAAGTAAAATCAGATACAGATGGTAAGATATTAGATTATAATTACTCACCTGTTCCGTATAATATATCTTACAACTTATATTCTTTTACAGCAAGTGCTGAGGCAGGTTTACAAGTAATAGAACAAATATTACCTTATTTTCAACCTGACTTTACTGTAACTGTAAATGTAATACCTGAATTGGATATTAAGAGAGACGTACCAGTAATTTTAAATACTGTTAATTATGAAGACACTTATAACGGCGATTTCACACAAAGAAGATCGGTTATCTATACATTAAATTTTACAGCTAAAATGTACTTATACGGACCAACTAATACTCAAAAAGTTATTAAAACAGTTCAAACTGATTTATATTCAAATACAGATACAACAGATAAAGCAAGAGAAGAAAGAATTACAGTAACACCTAATCCTACAAGTTCTAACGCAGATGATGATTTTGGATTTACAACTTCAATTGATTTTTTTGAAGATGGCAAAAAATATAACGTGACAACAGATAGCGATGAATAATATGACAAAACTAGAAGATACAATGAATGAGATATTAGGTATAGATAATAAACAACCAACTGTTCAAAAAGAATTTAAACCTGCTGTACCTAGAATAGAAAAAAAAGAAAGTCCAGATATAGATAATGATTACAAATATAGTAGAGAAAACTATTATAATTTAATTGAAAGAGGACAAGAAGCAATTGAAGGTATATTAGATATTGCGAGAGAGGGTCAACACCCTAGAGCATATGAAGTTGCTGGTCAATTGATAGGACAAGTAGGTCAAACAGTAGATAAATTACAAGACTTACAAAAGAAATTAAAAGATTTAAAAGATTTGCCTAAAACAGCAAACGCACAAATTAAAAATGCTTTGTTTGTAGGTTCTACTGCTGAATTACAGAAAATGTTAAAAAATGAAAATATTAAAAGCAAAAATATCACACCCAAAGAAACAGACGTTTCAGATAAGTAAATTATCATTTATCAAATATTACTTAGAATATAATACTGGTATTATAAAAGATATATATAATAAGGGTATTATGAACAATCCTATTGAAATAGAAAAAAGAGAAATAAGTAAAGTGCCTAGATTCGGTGCTTTAGGTGTGAAATATAAAGAAAAAGATTTAGTTGTATTAAAGGGTAGTCAAAGAATAACTACCGCTATTAAACTAGGGTGTACACATATTGAAGGAGTAATAGTAAATGAATGATGTTGTGTCAGTTGCGACAAAAAAAGAAGATGATGAAAAGAAAGTTATAAAAGTTTTTGATAATTTTTTAGATCATAATGAAAGAAACAATTTAGAAAACGGATTATTTGATGAAAATTTTCCGTGGTATTACAATAAACATACAATTTATCCGGATAACAAGTATTTTAAATCTGATAAGAAAAATTTATATGACAATGATCAGTTAGTTCATGGTTTTACAATGTATGAAAAAATAAATTCTAGTTACACTCATCTACCATTAATGGTGTGGAATAAATTTATTAATAATACACAAAACATTGATTATCAAGTATTAAGAATGAAAACAAACTTAACTTTTTTAAATAATAAAATGAGTAAAGACACTTATTCAATACCTCATATTGACTTAGACGAAGAACATCAAACTTTAATTTATTATGTAAATTATTGTGATGGTGATTTATTTTTGTTTCAAAAAGATGATCCTGATAATGTTAAAAAAAGAATTGAAGTTAAAAGAGGTAGATTAATTTGGTTAAAAGAACCAATACTACATGCTGCTGGTCATCCTAATTTATTTGATAAAAGATGTTCAATAGTTATTAACTTTAAATAACACACTAAAGGTATCAATGAGTGACGCATATTTAGGAAACCCTAATTTAAAAAAAGTAAATACTCCACAAGAGTTTACTAAAGAACAGATATTAGAATATCAAAAGTGTGGTAATGACCCTCTGTACTTTATGGAAACTTATGTACAGATTGTATCACTTGATGAGGGTCTTGTACCTTTTAAAATGTATGATTTTCAAAAACGTATCGTAAAAACAATACACGAAAATAGATTTACTATTTGTAAACTGCCTAGACAGTCAGGTAAATCAACAACAACTATTTCTTATCTATTACATTATGCTTTGTTTAATCCTAATTCAAATATTGCTATACTTGCCAACAAAAGTTCTACTGCTAGAGACATACTAGGAAGACTACAACTTGCTTATGAAAATTTACCTAAGTGGTTACAACAAGGTGTACTTAACTGGAATAAAGGTAATATTGAATTAGAAAACAAATCAACCATAGTTGCCGCTGCTACATCTTCAAGTGCTATTCGGGGAGGTTCATATAACATTATATTCCTTGATGAGTTTGCTTTCGTTCCAGCAAATATTGCTGAACAGTTTTTTAGCTCAGTTTATCCTACAATTTCATCTGGTAAAAATACAAAGATGGTTATTGTATCTACACCTCACGGTATGAATATGTACTATAAATTATGGATAGACGCTGATAGCGGAAGAAATGATTATATACCGATAGAAGTACATTGGAGTGAAGTTCCTGGTAGAGATGAAGAATGGAAAGAAGCAACTATTAGAAATACAAGTCCTGAGCAGTTTCAGTCTGAGTTTGAATGTGAGTTTTTAGGTAGTATAGATACTTTAATATCACCATCAAAAATTAAATCTTTAGCTCATTTAACACCTATTGAATCAAACGCAAGTGTTGATATTTATGAAAGACCTAAAAAGAATCATACTTATGTGTGTACAGTTGACGTAGCAAGAGGTACAGTTAAAGATTATTCAGCATTTGTAGTATTTGATGTTACACAAATGCCTTACAGAGTTGTAGCAAAATATAGAAATAATGAAATTAAACCATATGTTTTTCCTAATATTATAGCCAAAATTGCTAAAGCATTTAATACTGCTCATATTTTAGTTGAAGTCAATGATTTAGGACAACAAGTATCAGACGCTTTACATTTTGAAATAGAATATGATAATTTATTAATGACAACTCAAAGAGGTAGAGCAGGTCAATTACTAGGTGCTCAATTTAGTGGTAGAGGTACATCATTAGGTGTTAGAATGACTAAACAAATCAAAAAATTAGGTTGTTCTAACTTTAAAACGTTAATAGAAAGTGATAAGTTAATTGTTAATGATTTTAACATTATAGAAGAAATGTCAACTTTTAGTAGAAGAGGTACTAGTTGGCAAGCTGAAGACGGTTGTAATGATGACTTAATGACATGTTTAATCATATTTGGTTGGCTATCTAATCAAGCATATTTTAAAGAAATGACTAATACAAACGTCAGAAATCAATTATACATAGAACAAGAAAAATTAATAGAACAAGATATGGCACCATTTGGCTTTATAGATGATGGTACACCAGATGAAGAACAGTCATTTTCAGACGAATATGGTACAGT